TTCCAAAGTCTTTCCAAATGTTGCACTGCGGTATGACTCCAAAGCAGCGGGTCGCTGGGCTACTAATGCCAATGGTGATTACTTTGCGATTGGTGTAGGCGGAACCGTAACAGGTAAAGGTGCGGATCTTTTAATTATTGATGATCCCCACTCTGAGCAAGAAGCTGCATTGGCTGCCTCTGATCCATCGGTTTACGACAAGGTATTCGAATGGTATTCCTCTGGTCCACGTCAGCGTCTACAACCAGGTGGCTCAATTGTGATCGTGATGACCCGCTGGGGTAAACGGGATTTAACGGGTAAAGTCTGCCAATCCATGATTGACCGAGACGGTGATGAATGGCAAATTATCAGCCTTCCAGCAATTTTGGCTACTGGTAAACCACTCTGGCCTGAGTTCTGGAGTCTAGATGAACTATCAAAGTTACGAGAAGAACTACCACTTTCTAAGTGGAATGCCCAGTATCAACAAGACCCTACCTCGGAGGAAGGTGCATTAGTCAAACGTGAATGGTGGCAGGAATGGGACAAAGAACACCCACCGCCCTGTGATTTTATTATCCAATCCTGGGATACCGCCTTTACTAAAAATGAGCGTTCAGACTACTCAGCCTGTACGACTTGGGGTGTATTTAAGATGAACGAAGATCCTAACGACATGCACATCATTTTGTTAGACGCTTTAAAGGAACGATTAGAGTTTCCTGAACTAAAGTCCAGAGCCTTGGAAATGTATAAAGAATGGGAGCCAGATGCGTTTATTGTTGAGGCAAAAGCTTCTGGTGCGCCACTGATATATGAGTTAAGATCCATGGGTATACCCGTCCAAGAATTTACTCCAACTAGAGGGAATGATAAGATTTCCCGTGTAAACTCAGTGGCAGACATATTTGCTTCTGGAAAGGTATGGGCGCCAAGAAAACGTTGGGCTGAAGAAGTCATCGAAGAGATGGCAGCATTTCCAAATTCAGACCACGATGACTTAGTTGACTCTGCAACACAAGCGTTACTACGTTTTAGAAAAGGCGGCTTTATCCGACTGCATAGCGATGAACCAGAAGAGCAACAATACTTTAAATCCAGAAGACCAGTGAGTTACTACTAATGTGGACTGAGCTATACAACCCCAACATGAAATGGGCGCAACAAAAAATTGTTGATATTAAATGGCAGTTTGCCAATATTAGAAGATTAATTAAGGTAGAAAAAAGCATGACAAGCGGCTTAAAGCGTTGGTGGCATTTAAGAAGATTATGCAAAAAAGCGAATAAAAGGCTTTTGCAAATGGCTAAACAGATGGAAAATAACGGCATTAAAAAGGATTAATTATGGCAATCGACAAAGCACTATACGCAGCTCCTCAAGGTTTGGAAGCTATCTCACAAGAGATTGCTCCTATTGAAATAGAAATTGAAGATCCAGAGGCCGTCAGAATTGGTATCGATGGAATGCCAATTCTAGAGATCGAGCCTAAAGATGAAGAGGATGATTTTGATGAAAACCTTGCAGATGAGATAGACGCTGGGTCTTTAGCTCAGATCGTTGGAGACTTGCTTGGTGACGTTGAAGCCGATATTAGCTCCCGTAAAGAATGGATGCAAACCTATACCGATGGCTTAGAGCTACTTGGTATGAAGATCGAGATCCGTGCTGAACCTTGGGAAGGTGCTTGCGGTGTTTACCACCCACTCCTGTCCGAGGCTCTTGTTAAGTTCCAGGCCGAGACAGTTATGGAAACATTGCCAGCTGCTGGCCCAGTAAAAACCATTGTTGTTGGCAAAGAAACTCCAGAGATTATGGCATCGGCAGATCGTGTCCAAAAGGACATGAACTACCAGATTACTGACGTAATGGTGGAGTACCGCCCTGAGCATGAGCGCATGATCTGGGGATTAGGTCTTTCAGGTAACGCCTTTAAGAAAGTCTACTTTGACCCTAACCTAAACCGCCAAGTATCTATATTTGTTCCAGCTGAAGACTTGATCGTTCCTTATGGCGCTTCTAATCTTGAGACAGCTGATCGTGTAACTCACGTTATGCGAAAGACTGAGAATGAGCTACGCAGATTACAGGTTGCAGGGTTCTACCGTGATGTAGACCTTGGCGATCCTGTAAATTCATTTGATGAAGTAGAGAAAAAAATTGCTGAAAAGATGGGATTCCAAGCATCAACGGATGACCGCTATAAGCTTTTAGAAATCCAAGTAAACCTTGATTTGCCAGGATTTGAAGATGTAGACGAAGATGGCGAGCCAACAGGAATCGCTCTTCCTTACATTGTGACTGTGGAAAAAGGCACTCAAACTTGCCTATCTATCCGCAGGAACTGGAGGCCAGAAGATGAAACTAAACAGAAGAGAAATCATTTTGTCCATTATGGATATGTTCCAGGCTTTGGCTTTTACTGCTTTGGTCTTATTCACCTTGTCGGGGCTTTTGCTAAGTCTGGTACTAGTATTATTCGGCAGCTCGTGGATGCAGGGACCCTTAGCAACTTGCCAGGTGGCTTTAAGACCCGTGGCTTGCGAGTCAAAGGTGATGACACCCCAATCAGCCCAGGTGAGTTCCGAGACGTTGATGTCCCAAGCGGGGTCCTCAAGGACAACATTCTGCCATTACCATATAAGGAACCCTCACAGGTCCTCTATAGCTTGCTTGGCACAATCGTTGAAGAAGGAAGAAGATTTGCCAGTGCGTCTGACCTAAAGATTGCCGACATGTCTGCCAACACACCCGTTGGCACAACCTTGGCTATCTTAGAGCGTACTCTTAAGGTAATGACTGCGGTACAAGCCCGTGTTCATTACTCGATGAAACAGGAATTAAAACTCCTTAAAGACATCATCCGTGATTACACTCCTGACGAATACAGTTACACCCCTGACGTTGGCACTCGTTTTGCCAAGCAGTCTGACTATGACAATGTAGACGTTATTCCTTGCTCAGATCCTAACGCAGCCACCATGAGCCAGAAAGTGGTTCAGTATCAAGCCGTTCTGCAATTAGCCCAGCAAGCACCCCAGCTTTATGACTTAGGCCAGCTGCATCGCCAGATGTTAGAAGTTCTAGGAATTAAAAACGCTAAGAAGCTTGTAAAGCTAGAAGAGGATCAAAAGCCTGAAGATCCAGTAACTGAGAATATGAACATCATCAACATGAAGCCTGTTAAGGCGTTTATGTACCAAGATCATCAAGCTCATATTCAGGTTCATATGAACGCTATGCAAGATCCAAAAATTGCCCAAATGATTGGGCAAAATCCACAAGCTCAAGCTATTCAAGCGGCAGCGCTGGCGCACATTAACCAGCATTTAGCCTTTGAATATCGCAAGCAAATGGAAGAAATCATGCAAATGCCGTTGCCAAACCCAGAAGATGATGAAGAAAATATCCCACGGGATATGGAAGTTCAGATCTCTATGATGGCAGCACAAGCCTCTAACCAGTTGTTAAACCGCAATAAGACTGAAATTGCGGCTCAACAGGCACAACAGGCGCAACAAGATCCCGTGATCCAGATGCAAGCGCAAGAACTCCAACTCAAACAGGCGGAAGAACAGCGTAAAGCAGCTAAAGATCAGGCGGATGTTCAAGAAGCAGCCGAAAGACTGCAGATTGAGCGTGAGCGAATTGCTTCACAAGAGCGAATTGCTATGTCATCTCTCCAGGCCAAAACCGAAAAGGATGATGAAGAACTGGTAATTAAGAAAGTTCAGGAGTTAATAAAGCTTGAACAACTCAATAAACCCTCCAAAAAGGAATAAAGAGTGGATAAGTACCTAGAATACCTCTTGGATGAGTACAAATCCCGCATTGACATGCTCCAAAAAGCGGTTGCTGCAGGAAATTGTGCAAACCATGAGGAATACAAATACGCATGTGGACAAATTAGAGGTCTTGAGTCTGCATGTTTAACCATTACAGACCTCAAACAACGAATGGAGAACTCGGATGAGTGAAACCACCATACTGATCGGCTCAAATCCCGATCAGCCTCAAGTGGTAGGAGCAGTAAACTTAAGCGCAACAAACGAAGAAAAGGGAAAAGTTCTTCCTAAACCGTCTGGATACCATATTTTGGTAGCTATTCCAGAGGTGGATAAGGAGCATGAAGGCGGTATTCTCAAAGCGGATACAACCTTGCACATGGAAGAGGTCTTAGCCACAGTATTCTTTGTTGTAGACATGGGACCAGACTGTTATACAGACGTAAAACGGTTCCCAACAGGCCCTTGGTGTAAAAAAGGTGACTTTGTACTGTGCAGACCAAACACTGGCACACGTTTAAAGATCCACGGCAGGGAGTTCCGCATGATCAACGATGATTCTGTCGAAGGTGTTGTGGATGATCCTCGTGGAATAACCAGAGCATAAGGAAAAATCATGGAAATGAATGAATATAAGTTCCCAGATGAGCTTGAAAAAGAGCCAACAGCTGAGGTAATTGAAGATGACATTGAAATTGAGTTAGTTGATGACACTCCAGAAGAAGATAAGGTTAATGCCAAGCCTCTTCCCAAGGAAATCGTTGATGAAATCGATCAAGATGACCTAGAAGCCTATTCTGGACAGGCAAAAGAGCGTTTAATGCAGATGAAAAAGGCTATGCACGATGAACGCAGAGCTAAAGAAGCTGCTTTAAAAGAACAACATGAAGCTGTTGCTTTTGCACAAAAGATTTATCAAGAGAATCAAAAACTCAAGGCAAAATCAAACACGAATGAACAAAATCTTATTACTAGCGTAAAAGAGAACATCAGTCGTGAGTTAGAAGCTGCTAAACGGGCTTACAAAGAGGCTTATGACTCTGGTGATTCTGATTTATTAGTCGATGCTCAGGAAAAATTAACTGAAGTGAAGATGAAAGCTCAAGAAATTGAGCGATATAAACCAGAATATTCACAAGATACTTTACAATCTCAAGAAGTTGATGTACAAATACCCCAACAACCTCAGCGTTTGGACTCAAAAACCCAAGCGTGGCTGGACAAAAACAGCTGGTATGGAGTGGATGAAGATATGAGTTACCTAGCAATGGGTATTCATAGAAAGCTGGAGAAGGAAGGAGTTCCTATAGGCTCTGACCACTACTACAACGTCATCGACAAAGAGATGCGTCAAAGGTTCCCAGAGAAATTTGGGGACGCAGAAGAGACCAAAGACTCTTCGGAGACAGAGACCAAACCCTCTGTAAAAACTAGTAAACCGAGCATGGTAGTTGCGCCAGCTACTAGGAGTACCTCTCCAAAAAGAGTCAAACTAACGCCAACGCAAGTACAACTGGCAAAGAAATTTAATCTAACCCCAGAGCAATATGCTCGTGAACTTACTAAATTGGAGTCACAAAATGGCTGAACAAAGAACACCTCGTGAAGTAGCAACTCGTCAACAAGAAATGCGGCCCACAGCATGGAAACCGCCTGAACTGTTGCCAGAACCAGATAAGATCCCAGGTTTTGCTTATCGTTGGGTCAGAGTAGCTACTTTGAATAATGCGGATCCCCGCAACCTCTCTGCCAAACTCAGAGAAGGATGGGAGCCAGTTAAGATTGAGGAGCAACCGAAGTTTCAATTGCTAGTCGATCCAACTAGTCGCTTTAAGGACAACATTGAGATTGGCGGATTATTGTTATGCAAGACTCCTGAAGAGTTTGTGAAACAACGGAATGATTACTATTCCAATGCAACACGAGCACAGACGGAAGCTGTAGACAATAATTTTATGCGTCAGAACGACCCAAGGATGCCACTCTTTAAAGAGAGCAAGTCCACAAGTTCGACTGGCAAATGAAGTTAAATTTAATTTTTAGGAGTATTACTTATGTCAGCATATCCTGTCGTTAGTAACCCCTATGGATTTAAACCTATTAACCGTGTAGACGGTTTGCCTTACGCTGGCGTTATTCGTCAGATTCCTGTAACGCAAGCTGCCGCTATTTACAACGGTGATGTGGTTAAAATTTCCACAGGTGGTGTAATTTCCCTAGCAGCTACTGGTGCATCTGAGATCACCGCAGCAACAATTCTAGGTGTTTTAGTTGGTTGTCAATACACCAATAGCTCAGGCCAAACCGTTCAAGGTCAGTTCTACCCAGGTAGCTCTGTAACGAACGCTATTGCCTACGTTATTGATGATCCTATGGCTGCTTACAAAGTTGCTGTTGCTAACGCTACTGGTGTTATTACAACTGTTACTCAAGCTGCTGTCGGTACAAACATGTCCTATTACAACGGTACTGGTTCTACCATTACTGGTGATTCTGGAGCATGGGTATTGGCTGGTTCTGGTGCAAATACTGCAACATTACCTTTCCGTGTAATTGCCGTTAATCCTGATACAAACGTTACTGCAACAACTTTCTGCGAAGTTATTGTTAAAGTAAATACAGATCAGTATTTGACAGCTCTTGCTAACAACTTAAGCTAAGGAGCTACTTAAATGGCTATTTCTCGTGCGCAATTATTGAAAGAGCTACTCCCAGGCTTGAACGCTTTGTTCGGCTTAGAGTATGCAACCTATGGACAAGAAACCAAAGAGATCTACGATACAGAGACCTCTGAACGTTCCTTCGAAGAAGAGACCAAGCTCTCTGGCTTCTCCGCAGCACCTGTCAAAAACGAAGGCTCTGCCATCGCTTATGACAATGCTCAAGAAGCATGGACAGCTCGTTACAACCATGAAACTATCGCTTTGGGCTTCAGCTTGACTGAAGAGGCAATTGAGGACAACCTCTATGACTCTTTATCAGCTCGTTACACCAAAGGTTTAGCTCGTGCAATGGCTTATACAAAGAATGTAAAAGGCGCTGCCGTGTTAAACAATGGCTTCACAGCTGGTTATAACGGTGGTGACGGTCAACCTTTGTTCTCCGCTTCACATCCATTGGTTTCTGGTGGCACTAACAGCAACATTCCTACAACCCCAGCTGACTTGAATGAGACTTCTTTGGAAGCCGCTGTAATTCAAATCTCCCTGTGGACTGATGAACGTTCACTGTTGATCGCTGCTAAACCTAAGAAGTTGGTTGTACCTCCATCACTACAGTTCGTTGCAACTCGCTTGCTCGAAACTGAATTACGTGTTGGTACAAACGACAACGACATCAACGCAATTAAGAACAATGGTTCGATTCCAGATGGTTACACAATTAACCACTTCTTGACCGACACAAACGCATGGTTCTTGACCAC